TAACAGGAAAACTTTTTTCCAATTATTCATTAATGAGTGGAAAGAATTATTCATAGACGTTGGTGAAGAATTTAAAAAGTTATGGAGAAAACTAAAAAGAAAATGAATGTCTAAAAAAAATCTAAGTCACTCTACCAAAAGGTAGAACACCGCACTCGAGCTAGATTCAAGAAGACTTCCATTTCTACTAATCCAAGTAGAATTAAATGGAGTTCAATGAACAAACATAAAAGAAGACAAATGAAAAAGAGATGAAATTTATTTTATTACTCAAAGTATGTTCTGCTCTTTTAATGACTTGTCAACCACCTATACAACACGAATTACTTTTTAACTCATGGATGGAATGTTCAAATGCCGGATATTTAAACTCAGTTAAAATAACAAATGAATTAGGAAGTCAGGTTGTGAACAATAAAAAAATATTAATTCAATTTTATTGCCAAACAACAAACGAGACTAATGTTTAATGGATGAAAAACAACAATTAAAAGCAGATGTTAAGATTGCTGAAATAAGACAGCACCTTAAACTCTTGGATTACAAGATACAAGTTATTCAAGATAATCATCTAAAACATTTAAAAGAAAAAATAGATTTTATTTACAAAATTTTATTTGTTGTAGGTGTTGGTGTATTCACACAGTTACTTATTATTATAAGGAATACTTTCTTGAGCTGATAATGTTTGAAGCGTTATTTACGCTTTTATTATTCGATATACAAAATCCAAATCAACTCGTTAGTAAAAGCATTACATTCAGTGCAAAGCATTATACTTGCGAGCAAATGATTAAAAAGCATACGATAATGTTACCTTTAGATAATTCCGGAGGAAAACATTATTTTTATACTAAAACAGATAAGAAACCTGTGATTGGTTATATCTGTCCTGATAAACAAAATGATAAATAAAGAAAAAGACTTAGAACAATTACATTCTGAATTGACTCAGAAGCTCTTAGAAAAGATTAGAAATCCTAAAGTTACAGCTTCCGAATTAAACGTAGCTCGTCAGTTTCTTAAAGATAACGGATGTGAATCAATTGCAGTAGATAATTCACCTTTGAAGTCTCTTGTTGACTCATTACCTTTCGAGGACTCTGAAACTCCTCTTATGAAGCCTGTAGAACTGGCAAATTAGTTTTTTAGACATATAACTACTATAAAGTAGTAAATACGCAAATAGAGGCTATCTATGGTCTTCTAAACACTATATTATGGAAAATATACCTTCAAAACTTAAGGATTTCAGGAATTTCCTGTATTTATGCTGGAAACACTTAAATTTAGACCCAACACCAATTCAGTACGAAATTGCAAGTTTTATACATAGTGGAGGACAACGATTAGTAGTTAATGCTTTTCGTGGTGCAGGCAAGAGCTACATATCTTCAGCTTATGTCTGTCACCAACTCTTATTAGACCCACAAAAAAATATTTTAGTAATTAGCGCGAGTAAAAATCGTGCAGATGATTTTAGTACATTCACACTAAGACTAATTAATGAAATTGACGTATTGGCTCACCTTCGACCTATGGATTCCCAAAGGCAATCCAAAGTGAGCTTTGACGTTAGACCTGCGAGAGCATCTCATGCTCCGAGTGTAAAATCACTGGGAATTACCAGTATGATTACAGGCAGTCGGTCTGACCTTGTGATTGCTGACGATTGTGAAGTTAGCAATAATTCTGCGACTATGGGAATGAGAGCAAAACTCTCAGAACAAGTCAAAGAGTTTGAAAGTATAATCAAACCACAAGGTCGAATTTTGTTTTTAGGTACTCCTCAAACAGAAATGAGTTTGTATAATGAGTTACCTAAAAGAGGATATAAACTAAGATTATGGCCAGCTCGTTATCCTAGTTTAAAAGTATTAAGGAGTATGGGTAATAATCTTTCTCCTTTAATAGCTAATAAGTGGCACGTAGATAAACAACATTTACCTACTGACCCAAAAAGATTTGACGCTGAAGATTTAAATGAGAGAGCTATCTCTTATGGTAAATCCGGCTTCAACCTCCAATTTTTATTGGACACTTCTCTTTCAGACCAAGAGAAATATCCATTAAAATTATCCGACTTGGTTGTCATGCAGACTAATCCAACACAAGCTCCTTCTAAGGTTGTTTGGGCTACAAGTCCTGAATTAAGAATAGAAGAACTTCCATGTGTAGGTTTACATTCAGATTCTTATTATAGACCAATGCAAATTGGAACTGAGTGGTTAGATTATCATGGAGCTGTTATGACGATTGACCCGAGTGGGCGCGGAAAAGATGAGACAGCCTATGCAGTGGTTAAGATGTGTAATGGTAATTTATATCTAACTGACTCTGGAGGTCTAATTGGAGGCTACACAGATAAAACTTTACAAAGTTTAGCTGACACCGCTAAAAAGGAAAATGTAAAATTAATATTGTGTGAGGAGAATTATTCCGGTGGAATGTTTACTAAGCTCCTTATGCCATTTATACTTCGGACTTATCCTGTAACCATAGAGGAAATAAGACACCAGACTTCAAAGGAAAAAAGAATTATCGACACGCTAGAGCCTATAATGCAACAGCACAGGCTAGTCGTAAATCAAGCAACAGTTCTAAAGGACTACACAACAACTCAAGAAATGTACCCAGCAGAACAAGCTTTAAGATACCAACTGTTCTACCAAATGAGCAGAATTGGAAAAGATAAAGGCTCGCTTGCTTTTGACGACAGACTTGATGTTTTGGCTATGGCCTGTAATTACTTTGTCGAACAACTAGCTCGAGACCAAGAACAAGCCATTAAGCAGAGAAAAGACGATTTACAAAAAGAAGAATTAGACAGATTTTTAGACCATCAAGCTTTTACTAAGCCAGTGAAAAACCGTTGGTTTTAAAGGAAAATAACAAGTGGACACTATAGAATACCTATGGGGGTTGAAGATATACCTATAGAGTAACACTAGAGTAACCACTAGATAAACTGACAGTTAATGTCAGATAACCATAAGATTAACTACATGAATACAATGGACTTACCAAATATTATATATTTATATTCTCTTATCAATTCTAAAGAAGGAGAAGCTCTTAGAGCACAACCTTTGACTCAGGAGAAACTGAAGAGTCTTAATTGGAAGCCTACAGTTATTGATTGTAAACCTAAGATTAATGCTCAAAATTTCTTAGAGAAAAACCTTACTGGTTTCTTTAGATTCTTGGTTGAATATCAAATGGAAGATTTTTGATTAGTATGCTGACTGGTAAATGAAACAAGGAGAAAAACAACCAGCATTACTAATCACAATTATCTTATAGAACTGTTTGGGTTAAACTTCAAGTTACTTTAGGTTTCAAAATAATTTGGTACAAATATCTGAGAAGGTCAACGTATATGTCAGGCGAAAAAAATTCCCCCATTGGCCTCGTAAGTGATAGTTTTTAGGTAGTGTGTGCATCTATGCACAATAAAAAAATTATTTTTAGGCCATAACCGGTATATAATATAGAATTGTAAAGAGACTTAAGAACTCATTACATTTATTTTATAGATTTTATTAATTAAATACTTCAATTTTTTTTTAATTGCTTTTGTTCTCTTATCTGTTTTTATTTTTTTTATATTGATAGTAAAAAATGATAGTTTTTATCTCTTGACAATAGCGCAATAGGTACGTTATAGTAGCTATATTAAATATAATAATGTGAGGTATTAAAATGACTAGATATGAAATAGCATCAATATTATTCATTATCTTTTTTATGTTCGCAATGTTTTACGTTGCAGGCATTAGATAATTCTTAAATATTCCACGTACAACCTGAAATTGCAAAAATGATAGTAAGTGATAGTAGTGAGTCAAATTGACTCACCTAATATAATATAGGATATAATACTTGACAGTAACGTAGCTAGTACCATAAAGTAGCTATTAAATGTTTAATTTAATAGTGAGGTAAATATGAGAAATGACGTTGCATCCATAGTCGAGCAAGTGAACAAGCAAGTTTTTGCTGATATGGAAAAACATGGACTAGAATGGACTAAGTGCTGGACAGAAAAACACTTCCAAAATCTTGATGGCCATTATTACTCGGGCTTCAATATCTTATGGTTATATTGTCAACCATTTAAGAGACAAGTATATGGTACATACTTACAATGGCAATCAAAAGGCCTACAAGTACAAAAGGGCTCAAAAGCTATTAAGCTGATTTTGTATAGGCCTTTTTCTAAGGAAGTAGAAAAAGCTGATGGAAGTAAAGAAACAAAGTTTTTTAAAC